CCCTCGGGTATTGACTCAATCACCGCATCCAAGTCATTAAGCCAGCTACGGAATGCAATCTGCTTTTTCTGAGACCCTTTGACCCAGGACTGACTGGACAATGTAACAATGCGGCCACCGGAATTGAGTAAGGTGTACATATGCATGATGTGGTCAATGTCTTGGTTTTTAGTAAACGGTGGGTTGGCGACAATCTTGTCAAATTTAAAACCAAAGGTACCTTTAGTGACTGTCAGAAAATCTCGAATGTAACAAATGTGACCTTTATCAATTAAGTGCTTATGATTGACCGGATCCAGCTCGACTACTGTCAGGTTATTAAACGGTATAATGTCAGCGATAGCGCCCTGGCCAGCGCTAGGCTCAAGACAGCGGTCACTTTCCTGAATGTCAGCCATTTCAACCATACGGACAGCCAAACTGCGCGGGGTAGGGAAAAACTGAAACTTCTTCTTGTCGTCAATTTTCTCACCACCACATAAGCGGTCTTTAATTGCCTGTGGGCAGGTTGTGAATACAAAGCCACATTTAACGTATTTACCACCAGCTTTTATCAGCGCCTTCTTGACTTGTGGGTAGTTAGTGAATTGCTCACCTTTAGGTAGTTCAAGACGCATCCCGTTAACGTCCATTTTTGCTATATTAGCGATTACTTGCTCCATTTTTATTCTCCGTTTATATCACTTAATTTATTTGTTATTAATGTGAGCCCAATCCAGCGCTTTAATTGCCTCAACGGTCTCAGCTACTTTATTTAACTTGACCATTGCCCGATTAAAGTTAGGCTGCGGTATGCCGTTAAGTATGGCCGCGCTGTTTTCTGGCTTACCGTTGACTAAGTGCTGGTTTAGAGCCTTAATCAATGGCTCGCTTTCTATTCGAGTTAAGCTGATTAATAGCTCAACCCGTTTAGTGCTTTCGTTGCCTGCTAATAGGTATTTCATTGGTCGGATTCGACTTCAACCAATTTGAATTTCTTGTCATTAATGACTTAACAAGCTCAAGCGCATCTCGCTCAATAAACCCAGGCAACCCATCAAAAGGGCTTGGGTGGTTATCATAATCGTCATGAATATGATTATAATCAGAGCCAACTTTTAATGTTTTGTATTCGCGATCAAAGTCGTACCATTCAGATTTGTCTTTTGTTGGTGACTCTGTAATTAACTTATCAAAGGTGCACCCGCAATTGAATGGTAAGTTTTTAGCCTTTTCCGCGTCATTAAAAAGAGGGTGAGATTCAAATATGTTTGCGTAAACATTCCAATTCCATTGGTCGCGACTTTTCCATCCAATAGCGACAACGCTAAAATCTTTTGTTGATTTTATTTTGAACTCAACTTTAATATCGTATTCAGTTTTCATTTCATCCACCTGTTAGTTTGTTAGCCTTTAATTGATTTTAAAGGCTTATTATTGTTTTGTATCTACGACCTTCGTCTTACGTTGGTTTTTTCTTGAGCAACATCGACACCTTGAAGATATCCCTATTAGCTGGTGCGGATCTACATTAAAGCTCTTTGTGTCGGCAGACTTCCATGTTTCGCACTGCGGGCAACGCTTAAGCCTTTCGCCATCTTCAAATTTAACACTTATAACTCGACGCCCCGGGCCCGTTTTGTTTTCTGCCCATATCGGGCTGTAGAATGGCTTTGGTTCCGGTCCTGGTCTTTGTTTTACTTTTGCCCGGGCAATCAGCTTTGAGTCGTCGGTTAATTTGTGAGTCAAATCAACCGGGTTTAGTATACTGTTACATAAACCCAGCAAGCCGATCATTATGATTGCGACTTAGATAATTTGTTTAGCGATTCAATTTGTGTCAGCGATAAATTCCATTGCTTAGCGATACTATCGACCGTTTCAGCTCCTGACTTTATGGCCTCGGACATGGCTACCGCATCATTAGAAAATAGCTCATCAGAATAAAAAACAGGCTCAACAGCTAAAAGCGGAATCGTTTTCTTAACTCTAACGCGCTTATTTTTCTGTATGTATGCCGTGTACCCAGCCTTATCAATATCAGATAATGCACCAACAACCAGACCGCCGACTTCCTCGCCTGCCCACTTCACCGTTGGATCGCCGGTTATCTTAATGGTTTTACCTACCCAGTAATCGGATTCCTCACCCCACGCGCCAGCTAATACCCGGATCATGCCCTTGTTTGGCTTGTACGGCTTACCATTACACCCGGCGAATGTAATTGTTATTGGTTGCTGATCTGAATTTGTTACATGAACAGATTCAATAAGGGCAATTAAGCTGCCCTCGCCAACATCAACATAATTTAATTGATCTGACTTTGACTGCATTGCCTGCTTTACATTAGCCATGATATTCACCACCTAATTTTTCAACTGTTGCGTCAACTTCCGCCAAGAATGCCACCAGTAAAGATCGCGCTTCCTGAATAAAATCTTCGTAATTTTCGCGTTTAATGCCTTTGGTGAAAAGATTGTTAATTTGATTTCGGTCATCAAAATGGCCAAATATCCACCACTTAACGCAATCATCCATAATCATGGGGCATAAGCACTGCAATAAATGTTCGCTTGGCACTTCGTCGGCCATGATGTATTCAATGTGCTTTTTGCCTGCCTTTGATTTTGTTTCATACCCGCCAACGATAACGCCGTTTTTATCAAAGCAAATTGCATCAGGGCTAAATTTAAACGCTGGCATAGTATCGCTTTGTAGCATTCCGCACGTTACAAAGTTAACGTTGTGGCGTTTACTAGCTGCCGCTACCGAATGAGGCTCTAAATCGTTCCCTCTCTCCATATCTGCTGAGCAAAAATCGTTTATTTCAAGCTCGCTTTGCCATTCAGATACCAGATCAAGCAATAACGTTTCTTGCTTGTCTCGGCTTGCTTTTGTTTGCTTGCCTTCTTTGACGCACACTAGTTTATCGCCATCGAACTCCCACGTTTTACCGCCTAAAACCCACTGAGCTTTGGCGGCCGAATAGCAAGCGCCCACTGCAGATTCTAATTTTGTTCCGGTTACGGATCTAAATCGCTCTTCGTGCCAAATGTCATCACCCTGCTTTAGTTCTAATATTTTCATTGGTGTCACCTTATTTATTTTAGTTATTTCTTTTTGCCAAATTTTACTTTTTCGCCAGTGTCGGCCATTACTGGGTTTGGTCTGCCGAAATCTCGCTTTATGGCCGCACAACGTTTAGAGCATGACTTTCCCCATCCTCTTTTTATGTCTGCGCTTCTTGCTTCGTAAACGCCACCACAGTGACATTTTAATTTTAACTTTGAGCCTCTAGGTGCTTGCTTTGGTTTTAAGCTTGCCGCCTTGGGCTTACTGGCACTTGATTTGCCAATCCTAGAAATCAACTCGTCTTGCATAACATCAATAACATCATCAAATAACTCGGAATCACAAGAAAACGACATAGAGCTAGATTTACCCTGCAAATGTCGAATGGTGTTTCTCAAGTGACTAGCTGTCATTTCTGATATTTTGTATTGCGTATAGTTTTGCCCCTCCCAAATTCCTTTGCATAGGTTTTCGCCAATTGAATCAAAAGCAAATTCATCAATCCCGCCACCCCATCCGCTGTCGCTAGTGTAAGATCCAATGCTCATCTTAATCTTCCTTATCAACTTGAAAATTGCACTCTTGGTTATCGTTATCGCAATCGATAACCTCGCCGTCTGCTACTTTTCTAACGGTCATGCTTGATCCGCACATTGGGCATTTGAGGTTATTCATTTTTAGTGCTCAACATCCCTTTGTTTATGTCGGCTGGCTTAAACATCTTTCTACCAGATTTATAAACGCTAGCCATAAGTGCTTTTTTTGCGAAAACGCTCTTGTTAAAGTCGGATGCGTCAACCGCCTTGTAAAACTTTTCTTTTTCATCCGCCGTTAGCGAAATGTGAACCACTAAACCTTTATTCATGACTACCACCTTATTGAACGTTGGAGCGACGAGTATAAAAGACCCCGAGCTCGCTAGATCGGCATTTAACCAAGCTGCTACCAACAACAACCTCTACCTCAACCCGAGAGCCGGCTGGCATAATAGAGCCAAAACTATTAACAGTTTGCTTAACTAGAGTTTTAATTTTCATGATATTTGCCTTTTGTTTGTTTGCTTCGTTTCGATGAGTTAACTTTACTCCCCTTTAGATTTAATGCAACTACTTTCATTCTTTTTATGTTCTTTTTTTAGTTTAAATATATGTTGACTTATTCCCGCGCCATATAGTAACTTGAATGAAACAAAAGGGAGAGCCACCATGAAAGCACATGCATTCACATATAGACCAGTAACAATAACCATAGAAGGGCAAGAGGTAGAAGTTGAAGTGTCTGGCGAAGTCGACTCAGGCGGTAAGGTATTTCTTGACCTACTCTATTACAAGGCGACCGGCAGCGTTTACTCTACCGACATGCACGACTTGTTAAAAATTCAGCCGGTTTTCGATTCAATTGCTAATCAAATTTTGGGGCGTAAATAATGAACTGGGATAAACGCTGCAATAGCCCCTGGGTTATCGTTGTCGCCGTCATTATAGGAGTAGCTATCAATGCCATATAAAAAACACGCAAAACGCTGGTTTTGGTTCTTGTTTGCTGTATTCGCAATTATCGAAGCCTATTCGTTCGTTAATATAATCGAGACAATGCCATGGTAAATTTTAAATTCAAAGAAGGTGATTACGTTGAAATAATAAAATCAGAATCCGGAAGTGAAGGGCACAGATTTATTATTAGTAGGTTTGGGGTTAAAGATCTAGTTAACGAAGATGGCACACCTCACTCAAAAAGCCGCAAAAGCTATAAGACAGACTTGAAATCTACAATTAACGGCAACTTTAAGTGGTCGGAAGAGTCATGCTTAAAGCTAGTAAACCCAGATACTGACGCTATATCAAAGTCAAGTTTCAGTGAAATTATAAACGAAATATCTAATTTCTCACTAATAACGGAGCAATAACATGCAAAATCAAATAACAGCAGACGTGGCAGAAAGCGTAGCAAAAAAACTAAGCGGTCGACTTTTAACTATCAAACTTGCAGTCGAAAGAATTAACCACATCAAAGAGCAGGACAAACCTAGCCGCATGAAGGTCAGAATGTCAAGGCTTAGAGAGGTTGAAAATCGGGAAATCGCCTCGAACCTAACCAAAGAAGTCTGGGACTAAATTATGTCTAAACCTAATCGTAAGCACACATTTAGATATTACAATATAGTCTTTGAGCGTTGTGGCGAGAAAAGCACAGCGCGCTCAATGACCACTCCTATGAGAATGAATAAAAGGAGTAAATCATGTTCAACAACAAATTAAAACGAAAAACGCCATCAGTCAAGGTTGGCCAAGAATACCCTAACAATCATTCTGACGACCCCGTAATCGTCACAATGTATGGCGGCTATAACAACGTAACAGTTAAATTCAGCGATGGGCGTGAGGGTTTTGGTTCGGTGCTGGCGCTTAGAGCCGGGACTATTAAGCCTATTGGAGAAGCAAAATGAATAAGTTTTTAAAGTGGCTATTTAAGAGTAAACGGCGAAGTTATAAGTTTGAGTACCTAGCCATTGGTTTTATGGGTAATCGATACAGCGTAGGGGTTTACTGCTTTGAGGTTAGCGATAGCTTCCTAAATGAGCATAATTACAACCACCCATCACAATACGGCTTCACTGTGCACAAAGAGTTGGGTAAGCACTTTAAGAGCATCAACGGTTACACAAAATACGCATCGATAGACAGAATTAAGCACCCCAATTAAAAAACCCGCCCGAAAGCGGGTAGAAATGACAACTAATACTAACACATATTGAGGAATGACAAAAATGAACGCTAACGAAAGATTTGAATACATGGCCGCTAAGTTTTACAAAGAAACTGGAACTATGGCACCGGGCAAAGATGATTGCTTAATGAGTCACACCGACGAGGAGAGGTCCACAAAGTGGCGCGAATGGATAGAGCCGTTTTACTCTGAATTATTTGATCGCGACTCAAAAAGCAAGTGGATCAACACAGAAGATCAGCCGCCAACTACTAACGATAACTTGTATTGGGTTTACTTCCCTTGTGGGAAAATAATTATTTGCCACTTTAATAACTACGGTATATTTGGCGGTCTAGTTAATTACTGGCAAAACTTAGCAGCAGATGACTTGTCTATGGTTGACACTAAATACATAGAGATAATCAAGCCACTATCGCCACCAGAAGATTAAACACCACTAAACTATGACCGATAAAGGGGGGTAAGATGGCAACGATAAAACTTGACCCAATACAAGAAGATGAGGTTTATATAAACTTTCACGTTAACCTTGATAAGCGAGGCAGCACAGGTTACGAAACGAATGTTTCTCTCTACAATAAAGATGGGCAGGGATGGAAAGCTGAAATGAGCTTCAATGATATGCCAGCACAAGAAACGCCAGAAGAGGCCATTGATAGAATGGGGCTGTATTTGCGAGAGATGGCAAAGGCTATGAAAGGTAAAAACATAAAGCACATTAATATAGGCTCCTTATTTGACCCGGTGCACAAATAACCACCCACCAAGCCCTCACTCCGAGGGTTTTCTTTTGCCAAAATAAATTAATCAAAGTGTTGCTATGTGACTACAATTAGTTATAATACAAATACACATCAAGTAAGGAGTTACCATGAAGGAACCAAGAATCAATCTAAGACCCAAGAAAGCAGCAAAAAAAGTAACATCTATTCGCCTTAACGTTAAGTTGGTCGAAAGACTTACCGCGCTAGCAGAAAAGGATGGACGTAGCTTTAACAACTTCGTTGAGCGTTTTTTAGAGCAGGCATAAAAAAACCCCGTGGCTGCGGGGTTAATTAAAGTAAGTTACGAGGTAATTATGGCAAAGCGAAAAGGTATAAGCAAGAGAGTCAGATTTGAGGTGTTAAAGCGCGATGCTTTTACATGTCAATATTTCGGCGGCGTTGCTCCTGATGTAATTCTTCATATCGATCATATCAAGCCAGTATCTAAAGGCGGTAACAACGGAATATTAAACTTAGTTACTTCATGTCAATCATGCAACTCAGGAAAATCAAATATAGAACTTTCTGATGATTCAGCGATAAAGAAGCAGCAAAAGCAATTGGCAAACATGGCCGAAAAGCGCGAGCAAATAAAATTAATGATTGAATGGCGCGAATCGCTAGAAAACGCTGATGATTTATTAATTGATAGCGTATCTGAGTTAGTTAGCAAGCTGATGGTTGATAGATCTCCTAATGAGCATGGATTAATGATTATAAGGAAGGCAATCAAAAAACACGGCTACCAGTGCGTGATTGATAGCATTCATAAATCATACGGGCTTAGCTCAACGATTGAAGATTTCTGCAAAAAATGGAGCGGCGGCTTTAGCTATATAGGCAAAAAACAAGATAATGACGCCAAAGCAGTAAGCTATATAAAAGGCATTTTAAGAAATAGATTTAATCACTTCAATGTGAATCGGTTTTATTCTGAGGTTTCAAAATGTGATTTCAACGAAGCCGATCTAAGCCTCCTTACTTCTAAGGCAAAAACCTGCCATACCGTGTCGGAATTTTATGGACTTATGGACGGAGCAAAAAATGGCTAGAGCAAGAAACATAAAGCCAGCCTTTTTTGATAACGATGAACTAGCAGATATAGATCCGTTAGGTCGATTGCTATTCATTGGGCTTTGGACGCTGGCAGATTTCAAGGGCGATCTTGAGTGGCGAAGTAAGCGAATTAAAAAGCAGCTATTAGCTTATGATGATTGCAATATTTCAGAGCTCGCGATTAATCTGGATAAATCTGGATTCATACGGTTCTACTCGGACGGTAATAAAATTTACTTAAATGTAAGTAACTTTACCAAGCATCAGAACCCGCACAAGAACGAACGGTTAAAGGGTAGTGAAATACCAGCTATCACAAATGAGATGCGCCAAGCTATTGATTTAGATACACTCGCGATTAATCGCGATTTATCTGGATTGGAACGGAACGACTCTAATAGTAATCGTGCTGATTCCCTGATCCTGATTCCTGACTCCCCTATCCTGAAACCTGAACCCCTTAATAAAGATCCTATGTCGTGCAAGCCCGACGTTGTGGAAATTATTAATTACATGAATTCGGTGATCGGGACTAAATACAAAACGTCAACTAAAAGCCATATTCAAAATATCAGCGCTAGGTTGTCGGAAGGTCACAGTGTTGACGATTTAAAAAAAGTGATCGACTTTAAATATTCACAATGGGGAAATAGCCAAGAAATGGCCGGGTTCCTTAGACCATCAACTTTATTTCAAACTAGTAAGTTTCAAGGATATTTAACGGCATCGAAAACGGTTAGCTCTGGCCAGCATCGAGACATTAACGAGATCGGCACTGATTTTTCAGCACCAGCAGGCTTTAGAAAAATGATATTTAACGACCACGGGGAGATGATCGGATATGAATCAGAAACGAAGATTTAGCCAGATTATGAGTCAATCAGCCAACGAAAAGCCCAAGTATAGCTATCAGGACTTGCTGGAGCTCCGTAAGCAAGGCGAACAGCAAACAAGTGAGGCATTCACTAGGCAGCACGATGAACACGCCAGCAAATCGATCGTAGGGCGTTCTGGCATATTACCGATTCATCAAGGTTGCTCATTAGAAAACTATATTGTTAATTGTGAAGGTCAACAATACGCCCGAGGCTATGCCGAATGGTTTATTAATAACTTCCACTTAAATAACGGCAGTAGCTTTATTTTCGGCGGCACTACCGGAACAGGCAAAAATCATTTGTCAGCGGCAATATGCAACGCGCTAATGGAGCAAGGTAAGCGATGCCTAATAATTACAGTGTCAGAACTGATGATGCGGTTAAACAGCTGCTACGGTGATAGCGCCAAAATGACCGAGGAACAATTTTTCGAGGGAATGGTTAACCTTGATTTATTGGTCATTGATGAGGTTGGTCTTGGTCGAACATCAACCAACGCGGCAAACAACGAGAAACGAGCGATTAACCATATCGTTGATAAACGTTTATGCCACTTAAAGCCAACCGGAGTTTTAACCAACTTGGGCAAGCAAGAAATTGAAGATCTACTTGGCGTTAGGGTTATGCGTCGAATGAGAAACGATAACGGGCAATGGGTGCAATTCAATTGGCCTGAATACCAAAATCAGGGGTAAATAATTATGAAAGAAGTAAATCTAATAAAGTTAAAAAGTGAGCGCGTAATGGTAGGTGATTACAGTGACCGCATTGAATTTTGCAACGTTAACTTGGATCCTACAACCTCAATAAGTCGAAGTGATGAATTTGTGCATCCAGCTTATGATATTGAAAACCTACCAATTAGCAAAATAGTAGATTACGGGGTCACTCACTACATGGCGGTTGAGCGGAAAGTTTGGGAATATCTTTATTTGATAGAAAACCCTGTGACAGCTAAATCACAAGAGCAGCTGATCTGCTCGCTAAAAGGTAGAGTTAACGTCCTTAGCTATGCCAGCAAAGAAAATCATAAAAATTATAATGACTTAAAGACCAAGGTTAATGAAGCTAATTGGCTGACTAGAATTAAATGGGTATTTACTGGCGTAACTTTTTAACTGGCCAAGTCATCGAGGGTGATAATTATGAAAATTAACAGCAATCAATTAAGGGCGGCAAAAGTATGCCAGGCAAAAGATGATGTTAGATATTATCTGAATGGTATTCACATCTATAAAAATAAAATTGAAGCTACGAACGGTCACATTGCAGTTCAAATGACAATGAGTAAACGGGTTAAAAGTGACCGTATTTTAAATATTCAGGGTCCGACACCGAAAAAAGCTCAAGAATCAGAGTTTGTATTTGGCAGAGATAACTTTGTTAAGCATTACGACTCGTTTGGTTCGCTGATAAAAATTAGCGTAGTTGATGTTATTGATGGAAAGTTTCCAGACATAAACCGAGTTATACCAAAACACTTTAAAAGCATTCCAACCATAGGAGTTGAGACCACTTACATTGGGCTTTTTGGTAAAATGTTTGATTGCAGATTTGGCGGCATTGCAAGATTAAAGTTCACCGGCGAAAACGGTTCAATGTTATTAACATCAACAAGCGCCCCAATAAATAATGAATACGGCAACCCTAAATTCGTTGTTATGCCAGCGAGGATCGATTAATGAATGCAAATGACGTTGTTTATGATGGAATATACAAAGGCGCAATAAACAAAGGAGCAGCCGAAAGGGCCGCGCTTAATCACGCACTTCAGGGGGTTAAGTTATTTAAGCAATCAAGCTTTCCTGATAAGTCAGTTGGAAAAATGATTGAAAGATTAATTTCAGCGGCCGTTAAAGAATCCAAAGCAAAAAGCAAGGGCAAAGCATGAAGCTAATTAGACCAATCATGTATTTTTGCCGCCGCGGTGTTAATGATATCTTTTGGATAATTAAGAAAATGAAAGTCATTCCAGAAGATATGCGGCAGGAAGTGGCTAATCATTATGAGAAGTTGCTTAAGTTTAATGAGGGGTGTTCGGGGCGTGATGAAGCTAATAAATATCTTCGATCAGTTGCCGAGGAGTATCGACCAGAGCGACCGGAAAGGGTTATTAAGCTGAAGGCTAAAGCAGTGCCAGTTAGAAAATTAGAAGGGCGCAAATATAATTCCAGTGACGGCCTTTGGGAGGCCAAAATAAATTAGAGGTTAATATGAGTGAAAAATATAATCTAGTTTTTGGGGTGGGAATTAATGATGCTAATTACGTCATTCAAATAACAAAGAATAAGGACAAGTGGGTTTGTCCATATTTTGTTAGATGGCATAGCATGATAAGAAGATGTTATTCATCGGCATTTCATAAGGCGTGGCCTACTTATACGGACTGCGAAGTTTGCGACGAATGGCACAGCTTGATGTCATTTAGATCTTGGATGATGAAGCAAGAATGGGAGGGCACGCACCTAGATAAAGACATTATCAGGCCAGGAAATAAAATTTACTCGCCTGAGAGTTGCGCTTTTGTTAGTGAGCAGCTAAATACCATTTTAAATAGCTGTACATTATCCAGAGGAAAACTGCCGCAAGGTGTTGACTATCAAAAGAGGAGCCGAACTTATAGGGCTAGGGTTCATGTTGGCGGCAAATCCAAATATGTTGGAGGGTATAAAACACCAAAGCAAGCGGCGATCGCCTACGCAAAAGAGAAGTCAAAAATAATTATAATGGCATCAATAAGTCAGTCAGACCATAGGATAAGGCTTGGGATGATTGCTCACGCAAAATTATTAGTTGAGTGCGCTGAATCGTTAGATGTCAATTTATGGAGAAAGAAAATATGAGCGATTCATTTGCAGAAAACTTAAAGCGATGTAGTGAAATAGTTAAGACGTGGCCAAAATGGAAGCATAATTTGTTAATCACTCCGAATTCCGTTAAGCAAAGAAACTCTAAGCCACGCTTTAAATATAATTGGAAGTTAGAGAAATGGGAGTTGCAGATTAACCTTGTCGATCATAATTCTGGCTGGCCTTATTGCGGGATTAAATTAGATTAACAAAAGTCAACCAGACCATAGTCGTAGATACAATAAATCAGTTAAGTGATATAAATTAAACTAATAAACAAGTGGAGAAATCGAAATGAAAAGAAAAATATACACCGATGGTAACGGCTCAAGTCTTATCATGGTTGAAGGGCTTGGCGAGTATGTTCCTAAAAGTGAATTCATAAAGCTAAAAGCCGAGCTCGAGCAGCACGACGATCAGATAACCAATATCGAGATTGTTAATCAAGAGTTGCTGTCGGTAGCTGATGCGAAAATTAACAAGCTGGTTGATGAGAATAATGGGTTGAAGGCGCAATTCGCCGCGGTTAAATATTTAATCGATGGTGCATATTGCGAAAACTCTGAAAATAACGCCGGCCTAGAGCGTTTGTGGCTTAATCAGCTGTACCGAATGATAGACACCGATATAGACGGGCAATGCCTAGCGGATGTGAAGGCTGATGCTGGAAAGGCTGGATTTTACGAAGGGTTCAGTCGGAGTGGTCAGGGCTTTAATGATGAGCATGGCTGTGAGTCAATAGAACTAGAAACTATGGCTAATCTTTATGCTAATGAACTACGGGAGCAAAAATAACATGCTATTCAATATGAACGCACTATTATGGGCGCCATTAATCAAGCCAGTCGAAAATGTCCAAGCGCTTAAAGATGTGGTCAAGCAGCAAGGCAATATGATTACCAGCTTCAATAAAATGTTCGGTTATGACCGTCCTGACAAGGCTAAAGTTGCATACGACGCAGAGCAGGCTGCTAAGGCGGCTAAAAATGAGGAATAAAATGAATAAATCCCAATTAATATGTGCGTTAGGCTTAGCTCTAGCATTACCAGCTTTTATTTTGCCAGTGTTTAACTATAAATTTGACAAAAGGCAGTTAGAATCATTCACACCACCGCACAAGAAGAATCGCCGCGGGAAATTTAAGAGGTCGGGGCGATGAGCCTTAAGTCTCAATCCGAAATCGACGAGCTAGTTAAATATGTCAGGTGGTATGACGGGCTGAAAACTGAAAGCGATGCCTGGAATTGGCTTAATGAAAATATTCCAACCTGGATGCAGAGGCACGACACGAAGATAACTTATGAAGATATAATTACTGATGATTCCGATTAAAAAAGCCCATCAATAAGATGGGCAAAGAGAACTAACAAAGCAGAGGATAACATGAAAGAAGATTTCTGCCTAAGTATAGACACATTATCAGCGTTCTTTAAGTTATGCACTGAGCTTGTGTTAAAGGGCGGCAGGTTTCGGGTAAAAATTGTTAAGTGGCGAGAAAAACGAAGCGTTGATCAAAATAGCTTATATTGGAAATGGCTTACTGAAATAGCTAACACCGTCGAAGTTGGCGGCTCTTACTATGACTCTGAAACTTGGCACTGTTATTTTAAGCGCTACTTTTGCCCGGTAAAGGTGGTACCGCTTCCGGTAGGTCAAACATCAGAGAGATCAACCAAACGGCTTGATGTTGGCGAAATGCATTTTTACTTAAATCGAATTGAGCAATGGGCGATCGACAAAATGATTATTTTGCCAATGCCCGACGATAACGAATATCAAAAATTAAAGGATAAATCAAATGGCCAGTAAGATAACCAAGTCAGCTAAGAACGAATGCTGCTCATTGCGCGTAAGCCCTAAATGCTCGCACGATGAAGAGGGTAAGGTAGTGTTGGCGCATTTAAACTCAAACTATCGCGGTACGGGCTTTAAATCGCCTGATATATTTGGTGTTTACGCTTGCTATGAGCGTCATTTATTACTTGACGCTAGCAAGGTTGATTACGAAGACCAAATGAGAGCCAATCAAGAAACAATTATGAAACTTATTGACAAGGGGTTAGTAAATGTTTAGAGCAGCAAGGGTTGACGCAAATCAACCGGAAATAGTAAAGGTGTTCCGCGATCTTGGTTGGTATGTTTTAATCATTAGCCAACTAAAGAATTGCTGTGACATTATAGTCAGCAAAGGCGGAAGAACAATTGCCGTGGAAATAAAAGACGGTTCAAAGCCACCAAGTCAGCAAAAATTATCAAAAGGAGAGATAAAATTTAAAGATGAATGGCAAGGTGAGTACAAATTAATAACTAGCATTGATGATGTTTTGTCTATTTAAACTAATTCGAGACAACAACCCTGATGATAGTGGAAGGCCATTTTAATTAAATAGGACGGAAAATTATGAATATATGTGTAAAGGTAAAATGTCGCCTTGATAGTGAATACGAAGATATTAATGAAGCTGTGTTGCGCGCGCGTTGTTATGACATTGAAGAGCAAGGGAAACTACTCAGAGATTTACATAATTTACTTGATACAACAGTCCAGGCTGCATTTGAAAAAGGCAGAGAATATCAAGAAAGCTTAACAACTAAATAGGACGGAAAAATTATGAGTGAAGATAGGATGCCAGTTTTTGTAAAATTAATTAAATATTCAGAAAATGATGGTTTTATATGGGTTTCTCCTCAAAAGGATACACCACATTGTGATCATGGAATGCAAGTTTCTGAAGATGAAGTTTTAGGTTATAAAAAAATAGATGCTGCTTTATCAATTGTATCTGAAATGTCTAAAACAGAATGTTTTGAATTGATTTTAAAGTTAACAAAAACAGTATTGTCTGAAGAAGATAGTAATAAAATATTTGATTCAGTTTTAGATAAATTAAAATAGGACGGAAAATATGTCAGACCAAGATATTGCAAATATAATTATCGCTGCTTGGCTAGCGTTATCATTAATTTTATCATGCTTTGCTTGCCATCTATTGGATAAGTATTATTACCCAGGACATGCTGAACGACGAAATAAAAAATTAATAGATGAGTTGGAAAAATGGAGGTGGAAACAAGGGAAGATTGAATTGTTACGTAAATTTAAAGCTGTAGATAAAAACACTCCTTATGTCAAAGGGGAGTTTCATTCTGAGGTAAATGACAAATTAAAATTTATACCTGCAGTTAAACAGGACGAAAAAATTATTACCAAACCTAGATGTAGATATGATTACAAACTAAATAAATGGGTATTAAAATCGATTAGTTTTACTGGTTGCTCAGTTAAAGATATTGAACCTTTTCTTCAAAGTCATGGGATTATTATGGCTGAAGATAAGAAATAAATTACAGCAGATAGGAGAGGGATTATGAATATCAGTTTAGAAATGTTATTTTTTATACCTTGCATGATTTGGGCTTTTTCAGGCATGAAACTTATGATGATAAGTGGGGGCGCCTTAAGTGATATGTACAACGAAAGAAGATTAAGCCAGGTTGCTTTTCTGGTTAGCTCTTTAATAATAGCAGCTGTAGCTTTTAGTTAAGGATGGTAAAAATGTCATGTGTAGTTAAGTTTGAATACCAAGATGGTAAAAAGCTAAGTAAAAGCAAAGTTGTTACATGGTGCGGTAAAGATCCGACAAACTGGATGTTTACCGACGCTCAACACGCAGCCCTAGCAACTGAGCAAGGATCTAGAATCTCAGTTTGTAGAAGTTGCCGATCTAAAATTAAACAAGCACTATATGGAGAAAAATAATGGAAGATGAAAAATTCGACCAAATGCAATATTTTTGTGAATGCACTTGTGAGCATGACCCAGATGAGCACGGTTGGGGAAGTTGTGACGTAGAAGAGTGCGACTGTGAAGGTGGGTGGGAAGAATAACATCACTAAAGTGATTACCCCTTCCTTGGGGCCTTATCTTTAATTCTGACTATCAAAGTTAATGAATGCGCCTTCTTTGATTGTTATAGAGTTGGCCGCTGAAAACCCACTAATAAACACAGACATTTGACCACCAGAACTAACTGGAAACCTATGCGATGCTGTTATTGTTGATTGTAATGCCGTTGTCCAGCTAGCGTTTAAAAAGTTGTATGTGAATAGTGTAGAAAACGTTCCTCCACCAGAGTCATCACGGCTTATTGTTAATATTTCTGAGCCTATTAACGCTTGAGAGAATGTGAAATCTATCCCTATTCTTGTGATTAAATCAACAAACCAAGGCACAACGAAATTACCTGTGGTAAACGCGTCTCGGTTATCAGCTAAAATATTAGTTCCGCCACCTACAGCGCCTAACAATACAACCAGGTTGTAGCTAGTCGATCCAGTTATTACCTCGTTAGCCTGCGCCCTTATTAAACCATGCAAGCGCGAAGAGTCATTAAATAACCAATCGCCGCTAATATCGAAATTCCCTTCTACAAATAATTTTGTTCTATCAAATCCAATGCCTGTGACAATTGCGGCGGCGGCTTCCATTTTATTGCCAGATATTCTATTCATTCCAATGTTTGCCGTTATTGGATTCGTGTCTGTATATGCGACATTACAGCCAATTGTGCCGCCTGTGATATTTATCCCGCGGCAACTATCAAGAATGATGCGCCCTGTTGAGGGGTCAGCGTTATCAAAGAAATGACATGCAGAGAAGTCATAGCCAAGGGCAACAATTTCGGCGTGAACCTGGAAGTCAATGTTGTGATTTATATGAACACCCACAAACATTCCGTGATGAGGGTTAGCTCCGCTCACTGGTTGCCTAAGGTGGACACCGCCTTTGTTTCCTGATATTGTCCCTCCCACCCAGTTGACGTTACCGGCCTCTTCTAGCACCCCAACAACTGTTCCGTCAGTAGCATAGCAGTTTACTATAGATACATACTCCGCAGGGAATCCCGCTAGTATTTCCCAGTTCTGCGCGTTCTCATGGCAAGTTAGCCCCGATATTTTAGATCGGCTAACAGGTGGCACTAATATATCACTACCATTCAGCGTAATGCCTGAGCCAGCAAAGTGCTCGATTCTAATGTCACCAGAAATTGACCAACCAAACGCCGTTGATGATATTAACAAGCCAATTGAATTTGCGATAAAGGAAACGGGCAATCCTGCCGCCCTGTGTATCTTTCCTGAGCCAGCTAGCGACCACCCAATTGCGTTGCCGACAAACGAAAATGTGTCATCATTTTGAATAACGTTAGCTGAAAATATAATCTTCTGATTAGCTGGTATAAAATAAGTGCCAGTTTTCTTTGTTTCGACATCAAATTCAACTGTAGTAAAAGTAGCAAGTGCCGTCATAGTGGCCGCACTTGTCGATGTTGAGTTACCGCCAATTTGACTGATTTTAACTGTTGGTTCGGGTCTGTATACTGCCGTTAGTGATAGAGTGCCATGTGCAATTTTATCGGCTGTATTTGCTGTTCCGGTTCCTGCAATTACGTCATAATCTGCGCCGCCGCCATCGCCTGTAGCGAACTCTTTGGTGGTTATAACATCATCAGCCAATGCCGAGGTGTCAGCTTGCCATATTGCTAGCGTGTCAGGTTTTAGGCGGTCTATATCGGCTTGAGTTACTGGCTCGCCTTCGAACACGTTTTCTATTAAATACTTTTGAGCGCCAAGATTATCTAGTATTTTTAATGAGTAATTTCCAGCAACATCAAGCCTGACAGTTTGGTTTTGATAGATCGGAACACCACCAGAACTCAAAAAAAACGGTTGATCAACAGGCACTACAGTGCCGTCCTCTTGGATAACGTTTAACTGTTTTTGGTTTATTACTACTTCGGGGTCGAGGTCAGGAATCCCTACAAATATTTGCCCATTAAATAATGGGCGCCCCTTTGTTGGATCGGGTATATAAAGAATTGGAAAGTTTATGACGGACATTTGATTTCACCTATTTATTTAGTTTTTGGTGTGCTTGCTTTTAAAAGTGCTTTTATTGATTTAAGTTGGTTCTTCTCGTTGATGCCTCTTAACTTCCTGACTCCTGCCTTTGCCCCTACCGCTACTGCGCCAGGTATAGACATTTGAGATAGATCAATAGCAGACTCAATATTAGCACCTTTAACCTGACCCTTTAGCGAAGTCCTTGCAGCGCCGCCAAATACAGCCTCTAATTCATCAGCGAAAAGGACCTGCGTCAATATATCGTCATCGAAAGCACCGCCGAACTTTTTGGCAACGATTTCTGCATTTTTGATCGCGTCCATTATTGGTATTCTTGATTGAGCGTTGCTTTCTAGTCTTCGTAATACAGTGCCTAAAGCCTTGTCAGCATTAGGACCAAAGAAGTCAACTTTACTACCGGCTGCTTTTTGTAATAATTCTATAGCGTCGATAGTTTCGGAGTATCTAAAGTTGGCCTCTTTATATTTGTCGAATTGACTACCCAAAGTCTCGTTAACTCCCGCCCTAAGTTTTTTGGCTATCCGCTCAGTTTGACCGCCAAGCCCTTTGGCTACCTTACCGAATGTAACATTCTCGTCAATGAACCTTTTGAACTTATGAGCATCAAGAGCGTCGGGCTCTGGGTTTCGTCTTATTCTTAGCGACAAATCTCTTATTAGCTTTTTAGCCGGGGCTATGGTTTCTATTTGTGAGCCTTCAAAGTCTGGTTTAAGATTCTCATCAAACTTAACACCAAGCTCAGCGGCATCATTAAAAAAAGATTTCACAGGCTCGTTTATGTCAACTTCTTTACCTTTTAATCCTGCGGCCACCCTATTTAACTGTTTGCCCGCTTGACTGTTATTGCTTTTAAGGAATCTTATTTTCCTAAGTAAAGATTCACCAGCCACATCTGCCGGTCTATTTATAGATTGAAATAAAGGATCTCCCTTGCCTTTTTCTAGCTTAGAAATCATTTGTAGCATTCTACGCTTATCTATGGGGCTTGAGTTTGTAATAACCGTAACCATGCCATCATCAAACCCCTGTTTAACAGCTTCTCCCGCTTGTTTGCTGTATTTTCGGCTTGGGGTTAATTTTTGTTCGAAACTCTTTTTAACTTGCCCTGTCGATTCTTCTGCTATTTCTTTGGCTAACAGGCTTTTACTGTTAGATAGCTTTAGTTTTGATGGGGCATTCAAGCCCCGCAAGCTGCCAGGAGCGACCCCAGCCAAGACAGGCGGCAGCACGCCGGCAATCTCACCTATATCACTAACAAATTCTTTTCCTGCTTCGCTTCTTGGCTCGAAAGTTAACTTAGCCGCTAGAGCTTGAGCTTCCTCAAGCCCCTTTCCCGGTTCCAATCTTCCGGTTAGCTCTCCGATTATTCCGCTCAGCGCTCCAGCCCCAAACCCTAAAGCTCCGCCTGTTGCCCCTGTCGCAGTTGTCAGCGCCGCCTCCCCCAGCCCCTCTATGGTTTCACTTAACGTTCTAGCCGGAATGGCATCAATCCTAGCTTGCTCTGCTGCTAAATTAGCCTCGGTTGGTATGTCTGCTTGCTGCTGGGCTAGTTCCTGTGGCGAAAGCTGTGATATTGGATCTTGTGTTGCTTTTTGTGAAGTCTGATTTAATTCAGACAGCAAATTAACCGACTTTCTTTGTTGCGGTTGCTGCTGTAATTCAGCTAGTAAATTCGCCATTATTGAATGCCTAATTGTTGGAATAACTGATCTCTTGTTAATCCAGGGTTAGCCTGCAATGTGTCTGATATGTCCTGTTCGGAAACTTGACGCCCTAGCGTCGTACTATTAAATGAATCCTTATCTTGCTGCCCCTGCGATCCTTTCTTTTGCCTCAAGAACCCAGCGACAGTCCCACCCTGATCAAGAAATTGAATTTGCTCATTGTAATAAGACTTTAGCTTTTCTTGCGCCGTTTTCTTTTTGATTAAATATTCTTTTAGTTCGGCAGAGTCCAAGCCTGTAGGTAAAGCGATGTCCTTAGCTAAATCCAATTCACCTTTGGATAGCGCGCCAAAGGTTGTAGCCCCGACAACATCAAGAGCCATTTGGCCGCGTATGTTGTCAAGTTCAACGGATGCTGCTTTGATTGAAGGCCATAGCTTCTCTACGGCACCAACGCCCGCGCCTTTGTCGATAGCCGCTATAGCTCTATCTATATTCCCGATGCCGGCATCAATTTTAACTATACTTTCAAAGCCTTTATCGATAGCCTTCGCTCTTGAGGTTCCTGTCATCTCCCCGAATTTTTCAGCCTGTTTTATTTCTGCTTTTGCTTGTGCCAGGCTTTGGATATCGCCGCTTTTTATTGCGGATAAAACCGCATTGCTCATTGCTCGACCTTTCAGGCCTGCCTTTACTTTTTTTGCTAGGACTTGCTCTTCCGGGGTGAAGTCCTTTATTAAATCCTGAAACGACGAGGCTTCGGCCGAAAGCTTAACATCACTATCGCCAAACAGAGCCGCAGCGTAATCCTTGCCCTTAACTTGAGTTATAAGCGCCTTTCTAGCATTAGGGTCGGTAAAGTATGGCCGGTCCTCTTCGTCAATATCAAATCGATCATCATCGACAGCCGCGTCAAAAATAAGCTGCATTTCTTCTGGCGACTTGGCTAGGTGCATTTGCTCAACCACACCCGCCGTTGCTTTTTCTATTTCGACCCGCCCTGCTTGTTGCTGTCCTGCTATTCTCTGCTCGAATTGCTCAGCGACTTTAGGGTTTATTGAGTATAATTGCTCTACAGCTTGCTTATCTCCCCCTGCCGCCTTCTGCATTAAGTCTTGCATTTGCTCTTGTTGCTCACGCTGCTTATTGCCTTGCAAAATATCTGCAATTGAGCCGCCTACACTAGAAAGTCCCTGCGCTATATTTTGCGAGCTTCTTTCTAGTGGTGATAAGTCGATTTGAAAAGCCATAATATTTAACCTTATTAATTTATTTAATCACTGCCGCCGCCACTGTCGCCACCACTAGCTAGAGCCGCAGCTCCCACTTTTGCTAACCCACCAGCTAAGCCAGAAAGAAGATTTCCCTTTTGCGCCGCTTGGTTAATGCCAACGTTAGCAATTTGACCAGAAGTTCCGCCAATTTGATTTAATATATTACTTCCATACTGGGCGTAATCCCTTGTTGCTGCCGTCCCGGTGTCAGCAATTGCGCCCTGGCCCTGAAGTATCTGCTGAATTATATTCATCAAAACGCCTTGCTCATTTTCTGCAAGGTTTTCTTGAGTCGTCCCACTTCTAAACCCGCCGGTTGCTTGCCTGTTTCTGGCTATAGAGCTTTCGCCAGCCCCCACCAATGAGCTATATAACGGGGATGACTGAGCTTGACTTATAATTGGTTGCTGGTCGCCGCCGTAATAATCAGCTAGTCCAGTAAACGCTTGCTGCCCGCGCTCTATCATTGGAGAAAAAAGCCCTTTAAGCTCACCTCTGAAGTCGGTTTCTCGCCCTAGCTGCTCCTCTCCTGCCTCCTTTGCCTCTCTTGCGGCTGATGTGGCTCCTGTTCGTAAAAACTTGAACGGATCATCGCCAACAATACCACCAGTAGCGATACCTGCTATTTTGCTAAATAAACCCATAATATTTACCTTTGTAAATTTTATTAATTGTACCATACATAGCGTAATTACTAACCACCACTTAACGAGTTCAGGAATGATTGAAATAATAATAATTGATCTTCGTGTGATATATTTAAATCAATTACAACGCTTTCTTGCCCCTTTGAGATGGTAGTTTTTTCCGTAACCGGATTGAATTGATAACAATCCATCGCGATACTACCAGCCGCATTTATAAATTTATTTAGCTCACAAACATTCATACTGCTCCCCACCCGACAGTTAAAGTAACACGGTCCTGCCCGCCTACCCTGTAAGATTTCTTTTTCCTAACTGATATCCTATAGCCCTTTTCTTTCAGAGTATCACATACGTCGGTAAGCGATAAGTTACCACCAGATTGAACGATTTCTATAGGTGTTGTTCTGCCGTTTATTACTGCCTCTAAATGTATTTCAATCCTTTCCATGCCAAGAAGTGCGGCATCCGACATGGCTGTATCAATAGCCACTCCAACAACGCCGTCAAGTGTGGTTTTTGCCGCAGGCTGGTTGTTGTCACTAATAATCTTTATGGTTGCCGCGTCTCTTAAAGTCATTATCTATCCTCTATCCAAGTTGCCGATCCGAACATATCGCCCGGCGCACCACTGGTTATGTTTGCCACTAAAGCCAAAGTTAAAGTTGGCCCGAAAGCAGTTACTTGATCTCTGGTTAAATTAAACCTTATTGGGAATGATGTTCCTGCCGATACTACCGCAGAGCCGAGAACCACGCCACCAACCAAAGGCAAAGCATCCGTCATCACCTCAGTTATAGATGTATCTTTATCAAAATATGTCCAGTCCTGATCCCCTATAAACGTAGGGTTAAGTATCAATTGGAATACTGCGGCCTTATTTGATTCTGTTGCCGTGACAAATAAATTCGGAAGCACTTCGATTCTATTAACTTTCCCAGAAAACGAAGATCTATTCCTAAAAGCAATAATATTAGTTTGTATCAATCCTACTGATAATTGATTGTTCTCATCAGATAACGGCTGCGCAGCCCTCTCTATTCTTCCCTCGATATAAATAGCTGCTGATTCACCCTGAATCGTTATGTCTGTTGTGTTTCCTAGGTTTCTTGCAAGCCAGCCGACTCTGTAGGTAGGGTTTGAAGATATTGGTGTTGTGTTTTGGTTTCCCCATTGGATTACATGAACCTTAATTAAAGTTAATGTTTTACTATCTTCTACGTAGAAAGAAACGCCACCAAACCCTGAGCAAGCTTGTATCTGATAGTTATTACCTTTGGTTGGATCTAGGATATCTTGAGTGTCCCCGGTTAATCTCGTGTCTTCGTTCCAACTTACTTGTGGAACAAAATCCACAGTCACATCGACGCCAGCTGTAACTTGCGACCATGCTGCCACGGCCGCGCCTGTGCTAGAAAAAGTGAAAGCTCCTTGCGGGCCAGAAATTAAAGCTTGGGCAACCACCTGATCATCATTTGAAGTGATTATATAATTAGGTACAGGTGCCGCTTTTAATCCTTCAGATATTTCAAAGGCGTTATGTTGCGCCGTTCCTGCCGTGATTGCAATTGGGTAACCTATCCCGTCAATTGTAACTGTCGCCGTTTCTGCGCCAGCTGCCGGAGTGGTAATGGTTAGCTCTTGGTTTTCCGCCTCCCCGTCGAACGCATGAATAATGCCGAAGGATGTTCCCACAAACCCAAATGCAAAGGCATTTTCGGCAGTAATTAAACCCGCTAACTGTTGTGAGTTTGCAACACCCGGAGTAAATAAAGCATCAAATCTTGAGCCTGCCCCTTGTCCTTGTCTAAACTTTAATTGTCGAAACGTGAGTATACTTGATAGACCATCAGCTGCCACGCCTGTTTTGCAAGTATACATATTATCTACAGTTGTTGTTGTGCCGGAGCTTCCCTCATCAATAATTGTAAGCACGTCGCTAAATATTCCATACGCTGCGCTTATTTGGAATATAGGCGTCAACTCAGCGTTTGAATTTTCACCAAAAGCGGTATTTTGAAACTCTTTTGTTACATTATTACTCACTATATTTCACTCCACTCAACCCCATTAAATACAAGGTGCATTGAATAACCCTTAACATTAATAACTTTGTTTTGTTTTCCATCGATAAGTCCGATTACCGTTATTTTACTTTCGCTTCGTTTGATATTAACCTCGTCGTCTCTTAATGGTGTCGTTTTTAGAGTGATATTAATAGATGAAGTGTTATTGCAAATAATAGTCTGAAATTCTTCAGTAGTTAAACTTACTGAGGTAAATATAGTTTCAAACACCCTATACTCAAGCGCCTCTACCCTAATTTGCAGGTCATCTATATCCGCCTCGTTAATGGCTATCCTTAGATCAAGCGCGTCAGCCTCGTCAGCAAGAAAATTGAAGTCCTGAATTATCCCTTGATAATCCTTAATTAATAGGTCCGGCCATACAAAGCCTGAGTCACCCGTTAATTTTTTAAGCTGATCATAACTTAATACAGCTCGCCTGGTGTTCGTGCTTCTAGGATCTGCCATTTATGATGCATCCAAATTAAACCGGCAAAATGCCATCCTTGCCCGAGATGCTGTGCGTAATCTTAGTGATACATTTTTTCTAACATACCCCAACCTACGAATGATAAAGTTTTTATTGAAATCTAAGTTGCCGCCATATTCTGCGGTCCATTCCATGCCGTCAATCCGCAAGTCATCGGAGCGAGATATAAACACTGTGGCGTCGTTGCTTGGCGCTATACCTGGTATTGTTTCAATTTCTATCTCATCGATTGATAAAGTCTCAAGATCAAGAGAGGGAGTAAATAATAAGCCCTCAACTATCTCGCCATAATGCGTGCAAGCGGAATCATCAAGAAAGCCTATTTTTGAATCTAGCTTGTCACCAATTGACCAGAGCTTAAACCTTGGGTCGAATATTAAATCCTTACCTCTATATGTATCATCACCTAAAACATCGGTCTTTAGTATCGACCAGGCCAAATCAAGGCCATATTTCTTGGCTACAGTTTCATTGTAGGCTAGCGTAAGGTCTGGAAGGTGCGCGATCATCCACGTCACGGTGTCCTTAACAAACACTTCAACAACTGTTTTTGATAGCTCAAACGCTGTGTAGTTTGATAGTAACTTTTCTATCTCACGGCTAGTTATTGACTCGGAAGATCCCGATTGAATTACAGCGAAATGAGGCTGAGTATTAACCCGTCTAACTAATGAAAACCATTTATCTCTGTACTCGCTTTTTGCATGAGTGCCAACAATGCCAGCCTTAACTGCTTTAAGTTGTATTCTAGTATAAGAAAAATTATCAATGCCGGAGTTTACAAAATACTCAGTTGTTAGCTCGTTAAACGCTATTAGCTCGTTATCTTCATCAAGACCAACTCCCCATATTTTATCTGGCTGAAAATCTGACCCGGTAAAATCTAACGGCTCGTATTGTTCCTCGTCGAGATCTTTTGATTGATACAGGAACTCGCCATCAGTGGCAACAAAACGGAAGTCAGCCCAAACAATGTCTATTATATTTCCTACTTGAGGATCGGTTATTTCCCTTAACCCGTCAGTGGGGTTGTAATAGTAAAGCCTGTTGTCTGCCACTATAGCCAAGTTATTTAGCGAGTAAGTTAACGAGGCTTGATCCGCTCCTGGTATCGACCCCAGAACAGTTACAGTCTGATCGTCCTCAATCTTTATTAGAGATGCTCCGCTAACTCTGTATTGACCCTCAAAGCTCTCTCTGGCTACCCATATCCCACCCCTACTCTTACCTTGGCCGGTGGCAAAGTCTGACAGACCGTAGTAGTTAAGCATATAGCCTTTTTCTCCGTATATCTCACGGAGTACGGCATAGTAATTTACAGGCAATGAATCCCTGTAATCTACATTGTTGTCTGCCTTATCGCCTTTGATGAACGATATAGAAGCCATAGCTAAACCTCTGTTACGTTAAAGTAAACTGTCTCAGGGTTAACCCTGCCGGTTGATGTGGTGATTGTTATTAACACACTTTGAGTGCCGCACCCAACGCCTTTACATTCCATAGTAACCGCATCATCAGTGAATGAATCACTTATTATCTCAATTCCTTTAGTTGGCTCCAATATGGCGCTAACTATGGTTGCGTTTTCTAATAGATAATTAGAGAAATCAACCGAGAAAGTATCTATCTCGTCACGCTTTAGCTCCAACGTGTCGCATGATATTGGCGATCCATCCTCGAACCGATAGAACCTTAGCCAGTTAATGAATCTAAATGTATTGCCAGAGCCTTTCGGCTGGCGTCTTGGTGGTGCAATCTGCCTAAATACTGCTGTCCTGGCCGACCAGTTGGACAAGCCAGCTCTAGCAAGTTTAGCCAATGATTGTGGTATTTCTTTGCCGAAGTTGGCCGCCATTCTTATAGCAAGGTTATCGGCAGTTGCTTCGTTGAAAGATGGATCGATACCCGAATCGGTATTAGGATCCAACTCCTCCTCAAAGATATAAGATGAGCATATATTTCTAGATCTAAAGGTATACATCATATCCTCTAGAGTTTCTAGCGCGTCCCGCACATCTTCATTTGACGGGTTAACAGTTATCCCGCTTATCCTAAGCCGCTTGTAGGCTTTTGCTATATGCTCAATCTTGGTCTTACTCATAACCTAACTCTTTCTTAAGTTGTTTTATGGTTTTATTTTTAATGGTTAATCCAGCCTTCTCAGCCGCCGCTTTTACTTCAGCACTAGATAGCTTGCCAGACATATTAGTGTCTGCTTTATTTGCGCTAATAAGACCCTTAGCGGTCGTGGCGTAACCAGCTTTTAGTAACCGATCGACATCAAGAGCGTCGACCATTTCAAATTCAGGTTTGCCGTTAACAAGTTTGTATAATACCGTGGACATACTGAACCTCTCTTTTTAATAATTTTAACACAGTTAGGAAGAAATAAAAAAGGAGCCGTTTAGGCCCCTTCTTTTCATTGTGGATATTTTACTGTAGCGCTATACCAACGCGGGACGGATCTTTGATTGTGATGCCGTACCAGGTGAATAAACGATAACGGAATGTCATGTCATTGATGTTGCCATCGTAAACCATGTACATGTTTAAGCCGTTTTTCATGCGCTCGGTCATAACTTTTTTACCATCAAACTGCATCATTAGTTCAGCCGGGATTGTACCGCCTAACACTTCAACCGCGTCCTTATCCCAGAACAGATTAGAACGAGCTGTAGCGTCAGTGTTGAGTCGAGCAACTACAGCAGTATTAACGATGGTAGTGTCAATATTAGCGTAAGCCTTTTCTGTATCTGTTAATGCGCCATCATCAGCAGCGATCGGCTTAGGGTAAACAGTAATGCTTGTACCAGTTGGCTTAGCAACGATAGTAAACGTCATTAGCTGTCCCGTATCGGTCTTATCATCAAGGCCGATAGCGTTAACGCCCATTGTTACCTTATCGCCAATGTTATATGAAGCCGAAGCAGCGACAGGGATAACCGCTTGACGATAATCAATGTTAGTACAAACACCGGTTACAGGATCTACAGTACCACCTTCAGGCTTGAACGATTGATTTCCAGTTACGGTAGTGTTAGGTGACGCGCCGCCAACAAGTGAAGGCAAGTAAGATCCGGTGTAAACATTGAACTCTGCAACGTTTGAACCTATTTGACCCTTAGCCCATGCCGCATCTTCTGGTCGACCCTGTAATGTTTGACGTGCCGCTAAGTCTGCGGAAAAATCTAACGTGCTTCGATCGTTCAAAAGGAAACAGCGATCAGTTACATAACCCTGGCGCTCATTCATTAAAGCTTGAGCTTCAGCGATAAACGGATAACCACTGGTTGCGGCTGACTTATAGAACATAGAGCCTTGAGTGTTAATTGCGTTAACAATTGCCTGATTCAGGTTTGATGATTGACGGCGACCCGACTCTTTACCTCGACGCTCCCAGAAGGTCATATCACGAAGTTGATCGGCACGTTGCTTAACAAAGTCATTTTTAGGAGTTCCCAGTACTGCCGGGTAAGTCTCCTCGATAATTTCTTGCTCTTGGCCTGAGATATCCCAGCCTTCCAAAATTGGAGCGTGTTGTTCAACAGGACGCCAAATAAAGTTTTCACTGTTCTGCATTGATGATGCTTCGGGCTGAAAGAATGACACTAGATTAAGAATCTGATCTTGTGTCTCGAATGTTTCTAACGCTTGTTCGTAAAGAACTTCTACAATCTTGCCTTGACTAGCCATGATTAATTTACCTTTTAATTACCATTTACTGACGTCAACACCTTGCGCCTTGGCTTTTCGCTTCATAGATACGCGCTCCGATGGGTCGTTAGATTTGGCATATTGCTTTTGCATTGTGCCTGCCTTCCCGCCGTTGCCGCCTTCCCCGTTTACGTCTTCGCCTGGTGCTGGTGCTTGACTTCTACGTTTGCCCGGCGTTTGTATTTGAGATTGTAATTGCCCTAAATAAGCTGATGCAGTAAGCCCTGTAGGGTCTGCGATTAGCTTACTCTGAAGCTCTTGCAGCTTAAGAGGGTTAACTCCAAGCTGATACATTACTTTCTCACTACCTTTGCCTAAGCTATTAAGTGTTGATATAAGCGCGTCTGTTAATACGTCGCCTTGGCCTTTCACGATGTTATTCATACTCATTCGAACCATGCGATCAGCATTTTTGTATGACTCTTCCGATACTTTGCCTTCAGCAACTAACTCTGCTGCTCTACCATAATGATCATCTAAACTTTTTTGCACTACTTGCTGCTGTGCTTCTTGATTTCTAGTTTGATTCGCTAACTTTTCGCTTTGCTGTGTCTTAGTGTTTTGTGCTGAAATGCTCTTATCAAGCTTCCAGTCAACCAAGGCGTCAGTATACGCTTCGTCAGGGTCATCATTATCATAAAAATCTTCGCGCTTAGGCTTAGGGCTATCCGTTACCACTTGTTTCTGTGGGGGTTTAGCTGTGCCAGATTCTAACGCTGCAAGTCTTGCAAGTAATTCTTCGTTCTCGCTCTTAGCTTCTGATAGCTCGCCTTTTAATGCTTGCGCTTGTTTGCGCCGCTTAGCTGCTTCATGGTTAGGAACGAAACCAGTTTTTCGATCATCTTCCGAAGCCTCTGCTTCTTCGGTTAATTGCCAGCTTTCTAATTCAACTTCTTGCTCATCACCTTCCTGGTGATCGCCGCCTGTATCATCCGCTTTAATTTCTTCAACAACTTCAACATACTCGCCTTTGATATCTTCCTTAACATCAACTACCAGTGTGTCGACCTTTGCTAATTCCGCCGCTGCGTTTTCCGCCTTTAATTCATTCAGAGATTTGGCCACTTTTATTTTCCTCGTAGTGTAACGATAACTAAAGTTAATTCACCAACTTTAAAGGTGTAGGTCTATTCTACTACTATTTAGTCAAATTGACCAACTTGCTAAATTTAGGCAATAAAAACCACCGGTTAAGGTGGTTAGTTGGTTGATGCCGGTTGCACTGGAATTACATATTCTCTACGTAACCCGAATTCCTTTTTGAATAAGTAAAACCTAATTCAATCAAAAACTCTACATCCTTCTCGCTAAGAGTGGTATCGACTACATAAATCGTATCCATGTATTTTGTAAATTCGATGTTACGATTTTTTAGTAAACGTTCTTTATATTCCATCAGTCAGTCCACACATAACATACCGCAACAAAAGCAATGCCCGCCCATACGTTAAACATGAATATAGGCACTGAGATTAACAGGCACATAGTTACTATTAGTTTACGCATCATGAGTCACCTGTGCATATTTATATTGTGATAATCACTAAGCGAAACAAGCACAAACTCTTTCCTAACCTTGCCGTTAGTCTCTAGCTGCTGAATGATAACGCCGTTAAGCTCAGCCTCCTTCAATACTTCGGCGCGCTTGTGGGTTAGGTCGCTTGATTTATATTTCTTCATTATTCTTCCCATCCGCCTTCACAGTCACAGCCTTCAACATCACAGCTACCCCATCCGTGCTCCTCCGATTCGTGTTCACAAGTGCAGTCGCAAAAATATGCTGATGGCCCTTCGTATTCCTCATCTTCCATTGCTAAGTCCTTTCATTAAAATTAGTTTTAATACTATGACAATAAAAAGCCCGCATGTAAAGCAGGCTAGTTAATTAGTTTATTCTTTGCATTAGTCCTTGAGCTATCTTTTGCGCGTTGTCGATAAATTTACCTTCAGTATCGACTTGCGTGTTTTGGATATTAACCCCGGCAACTTGTGCCTTGGTCATTATATCAATGCGCTTTGTCTCCGCGTCGAATTGCTTAATCGCATTGGCGTTGGCATCGTTGACCTCGTTTTGTAATGCGGCCTGCCCTTCCATTAATCTAGCTTGACCTTCCAGCATTAATGGATCCGGTTTGTTTTGCTGATCTTGTTGCGCCTGCTGGTACATTTGTATTTCTTCATCTGTTTCTGGCGTCTTAACTCCCATCAGAATAAGCTGCTTGCGGCCATAGTCGCGCAAATCCTTAAACGCCATGCCATCGGTCATTGTTAGATATTCATTTAGCAGTATGGTGTGCTCAGGCGTTCCGTGAGGTAATGAATTAAGAAGCTCTTTGATTTCTTCCTTGTTCTGAGCCTTAACTGATTCAAATGCCGGGCCAATGTCCGCGTAAACCTCGAACGTCATTTCCTGAATGTTGTTTTCAATGCCGTGAATAACTCCCAAGTTATCGTCAAATGTAACCTTGGCCTTGTTGATTACTTCTTTAGACTTCGATCCATCAACTTTAACTAGCACAACATCTTCTTCAACGTCTTTGATGTCGCGCATCATTGAAGCGTAAACCTCACCATCACGGCGCATTGCAAACTTATGATTGTCTTGATAAGTGTAAGATTGCATATCCAATCGCTTATTAAGCGAGTTAAGCGCCTTGCCTGATATGTCAACGTCGGTAATGTCAGCAGGTAAGCCAGCGCCGGCAACGTCATCCACTGCAGCCCTAGTCTCGCCCATCGACATAGCAAGAGCAGGCGGAATTTCTGGCGCTTTCATGTAACCAACAGGGCCAACAGGTAAAGCATCGCCATTAGCATCTAAAGCGTTTTGAAGTGCGTAAGGTAAGTTATTCTCCGCTCCGCTTTGCTCGTACATATCTTCGAAGCCTTGGATCTGCTCTTGAGTAAAGATAGGCTTCTCTCTCGGGCTTCGACTTACAATGTCAGCAAGGTAAGACATTTGAAAGTTTCTTAATCGTTGAGGATCTTTAGCTAGCCTAACAATACCTTCGTAATGCTCTTCGCCCTCAACGAATTGACGTTCACCGTATTGGGGAATCACCGGAATGTTCTCACCAGGCACAACGCTTGATTTTAAAATCCCTTCGCCGCTTGCAATGTAACGCGTGATTTTAAATCGCTTAACTGATTTCTCAGATACAAATGTCGCGCCTCGCTCCGCCAATTCATCCTCTCGATCTGCCAGCTTTGACTTTTCGATTGATATTTTTTCATTAAACATATCAACGTAAGTTAAAAACTTTTCGGTCACTTCTTCTTTGTGGAAGAATCGACTAACGAATATCTTTTTAGATTCACTTATCCAGGGGAAAGTATAACTATGCTCAGGGAATGCAAAGCTTGCATCAACATCATCATCGCCGGTTAGATCTTCTTTTAGTTTTTTATACCCGTCATCAGAATAAGCAACTAGGCACGAAACAAAGAAAGCATCAGACTTGTCCAGTAACTTGGCGTTAGGATCCCACATTACATTGTTGTTGGCTTCATATAGCGGATAACGTTTTACTACCTGCCGCTCGTCACCAAGTCGGTTAGTTTTCCATTCGTTGCGCAGCTCCCAAGCTGCAACACCACAAACAACTGCTTCTTGGTTGGCGTTCTTCTTGGCTTCTTGTGATGTGTTATTCCTCATGTCAGCGCGATACATGCCATCCATAATGTCGGCGGCACTATCGTCGGTATCATCAACGGGATCGAAATCAACTGATATAGGATTTGATATTAAGTCGGTAATTATTTGGCGCATAGCCTTACGAATGATATTGAACTCGCCACGATAACCTAAATCAGACTCAGACAAATAAGTATCATCCCATTGAGTAACCCAAGCAAATAGCATATCATCCGCAGCCTTTAGGCGCGTATCGTAATTATTATTATAAGCCGTATCATGAAGCCGTAATAGTTCAGCATGGTCTAGCATTTATCGTCGCCCCATAGGTTTGCGCGGTTTAGGCCTGTGAGACCTGTTTATTTGGTTAATAATACCATGTATGCGCTCAGACATCATCAGCACGTCAGAACAGTTAGGTGAACGCACCTTAAACTTTTCTCGCATCTCTTTTTTAGTATACAGCTCAAACCTTCCATCTGACCTTGGCTTGATTGGCATTCTGCATAATTCAGACCTTAATGTTTTTAGGTTTTCACATTCAGAACTGAAAGATATCAGATTATCAGGGTCGGTCATGACACCTTCAGTCACGGCCTTGTATGTTCTAAATATTCTTTCCCTAATCTTCAAGTAACATTGAGCGCGTAAATTGTAGCAAACTTGATCCCAAGTCATTTGCTTAACAACGTTTGACGCCCCGGACGGCTCGTATATTGTATTTGGGTGATCAACCTTTGATGCGCCGTTGAATTGGTGAACGCCCATACTCTTGCCAGCTAAGGCGGCGTTAACGTCCTTCTTAAGGGTTACGCCCATCCCGCCCACGTCCCACTCGTAATGGTCGGCAGCTTCGTTAATTGCCACGCCTAGAGCCCAATCACTGCCGTCGTTAACATCCAAGTCCGTGCGCTGCATAACGTTGGTTATCACATTGCCACGCCTAACTAGTGTTGCTTTAGGGTCTCCACCCAAATCTGACGGGTCATGAGTAACCTTTGTTACACCGAATGGTTTAAATCCTAGTTTGATATGGGCATCAACGCAAGCATCGAACCATTCAGGTTTGATAAGTCCGTTTTCAATGTCGTCATTAAATCCGCCTTCCCACACCCAATCATAAGTTGATCTAGGTAAGTTTTTTAAATCGAATTGCCTTTCAGCCTCTAGCCCCGACTCTTCAAACCAGGGATTGTCAGACCAATTCATTTTAATTATTAAGTGTAAATCATCTTCATAAATGCCTTTACTATCTAATTCTTCAACAAATGGAACTATAAAGCGCTGGCTAAATGGATCTTCACTCGATGCGGGGTTGGCACAAAAGACCATTCTAACGTCTTCCATGTCAACCTCATTAACTTCTATTTCTTTTTGCTTACCAGGTAACCCGCGCTTTGGTTTTTTTCGCGCCGTCGGAGTTAACACCCTTAACGATTTTTCACTTAAGAATTGAGCCTCTTCTACCCACCAATCTAGGAAACCAAACGCAGACTTGACCGACTCAGGGTTTCTACTTAGACCCATAAAGCGGGCCATTGCATTGTTGTGGGTAAACTTAATTGTCCTTTCTGTGGTGTCGGAGTTGTCCAACTCTAACCTTGATATTTCAGAGCTAAGCACAGCATGAACGGAATCGGCAACTGACGATTGAAATTCACGAATGCACATCATATTCCGCCCAAGGTCATGCATGTTAATCAAACCATGATCGCCTTCGACTAATGTTTTCCCTGAGCCTCGACCACCTATTAATGCCATGAATCTTTTAGGGCTTAGAAACATTGGCTTTACAACTTCGGGGAAAAATGCAGACGGCTCTTTTATTGTTGGCGTCCATGTCTTGCCAACTAAGTGATAGGTGCTAGTTAATAACTTGGTTTCTGGATTGACAAACCCTATTACCGTTTTATTGAATTCACCTTGAGAAAACATAACTTCGCTTTCAAGCTTATTGAGCCGGCTAATCCTGCTTGCTAGCATCTTCTATCGCCTTTAGTCTTTCTTCGAAGTCGGTTAGTTCTTGTATCTTTAACATTGATTGAATGCTTGTTATAAACATACCCCCTATATCGCTTGGTATATTGCCCTTAGCTATGGCTGACATAACATCACAGGCTTGTTCGTGCGGCTTGGCTCCCTTTCTAAATTTGAATTCAACATTCGGAGAAACCGACTTAAGAGGAGGTTCTATTCTGTTTAAAATTAAAGTTAACAATACAGGGTTGGGGGTTTGGAATATCGGCTCAACCGGTTCTTCTCCTTCCTTAGGCTCTGGCTTGGTCCACCCACCAAGACCTATAGATACCACCTGTTTAAGGAAATCTTCCTCATTGCCGCACACAGACCTGATAGCGTCAAGCATTAACGTCTTTTTGGCCTTACCCCTTGGCGGTAAGTTATCACCCTTCTTTAGGGTGGTTTTTGTTGCTCTAGTGTTAGCCATGAATGCCTTAAAAATGCCTTAGTTAACGCTATTGTACCACATAAAACAAAAGCCCTATAAAGGGCTAATTTAGCTAGTACGAACCGCCTCCGCCTCTCTTGGGCTTTGTTGGCTTGGGCATTTTAGGACGCTTCGGTGTGGGCTTCTTTACTTTTACCTTTGCTGGCTTTTTCATGGCTTCACCTTTATTGATTTATTCTTAGGGGCCACCGTGACGGTATTAATCGGCTTGGTAGCTATTAACTCGTTAATGTTTCTTTTTGCGAATATAACGTTTTTCGGATTTACTTGCGCCATATTACTACCTCTTTACGTGCCGTTGGCATGTCTTTCTCCGTAAATCAATATTGTAACACATTCAATTAAACGTCAAAAACTCTAACCTTTCCGCCGCTGTAAATGTCTCTGGTTATTGCATATTCTACGGCTTCTTTTGCGCTCTTGCCAAAATCCATAGCAGCTAAAGCTAATTCACTGCCAGAACCTTTGGCCTCATTATGCTCTATCTCGAAATGCTCACAGTAACCATCGTTATTAACAATAACGTCGTAACATTTACCATCAGCAATCAATAATGCCGAGCAATTAGGGATAACACTTACATTATCGTTATGTTTTAATTTGCATAAGTCTTTAATGTCTGATGCTGTACCACAAAATATCCATGTCCCAAATTCGTTTCTTATCGTTTTATCAAACAAATCAGATCTGATTAGGCCGTGACTAACTAAGCGACTATCAACTGCTATTTGTTTGTCTTTGTGGTGATAAGCTATTGTTGTCATCATCATTCCCCTTTCAATTTTAAGTTATTCCGCAATGCCCTCTTGCGGGATTTTGATTCCTTCGGCGTTTGGCTTGTTAAATGAAAGCCGTCACACTTCGGGCATCGATATGGCCTGCATTTATGCATTGACTTCTTACCCTTACGCCGCTTACTCGTTCGGATAAATGCGTTTGCCTCCGATTTAGAAGCAAACACTATTTTACTACAGGTCATTAGCCTGGATGATACATTCTAGTACTGCGCGTGGTATATCTTCATTAGATTTAAATTCAGCGCAGTAAGTGCCGATAAGGTTGCACGTATCAATATCTTTGGGCCATATCTCAGCTAGCCCCTGCTCAATGCCAGCGAAGCCTCTATCAATGCAAACGTTATACTTAAACATCAAATCAAGTAACAAGGCTTTCCCCATCACTCCGCCTTTGCCATCCACAACAGCCGCTAGTGCTCCGACGCTTGTTATAGTGTCAACGCCAGCCCAGCCGTCAATATCAGCTACTTTTCTACATAGGGATAATGTGTCCATTATTTACTCCTTTAATTGAATAGTTAGTTCATTGTTATCTAGTAAATAATTAACAACGAACACCGGAATTAAAGCATTAGTTAAAATGTTGCGAATCTTGTCTTCGTCTGTCTGGATTGGCTTGATGTCATCACCATCTGAAATACTAAGGTGATCAGAACGAACATTATTCATATCAACATATCGACCAATAATATTTGACGCGCTAATTCCGACATACTCACATCGATCACCGCTATCATCTAAGTAATGCATGCCGATAGTTAACCGACTGCCAGAATCTTTCATTCCCTGTGTGAATGCTGGGGTTTCTACGGTTGACAGCCCATCGTCTTCCGATTCATTTGTTAGCGCTTTAGGGATAATTGAATCGCTTGGCGTCTTTACAGAATCAAAATCAATGACATCAGCAAGATTGTTCAAGTTAATAAATGCTCCGACCATATCGGCGGCAGGGGTGGCCCAGTGACCTGAGCTAAATGTTATAGGCTCCCTCATTGATGTTAGCCAGCCAGCGAAAGCGTAAAGTGCTGTAGCTGCGTTAACCTCTTTAGTGGCAACACCAACCTTTTCAGCTCCTACAGCTAAATCGCCATCATCATCAATATGAACACCTTGCTCTAGCTGCTCTGCTTGGTATTGTTTTAGCATGGCGTCTTTGTTGGGTTTCCATGATATTACGTCGCTAGAGAACTCTGTTTTAATACCCCAATTAAAGCCTCTAGCAATCCTGTTATCATTTTCAGCCGGTGGTTTACCGTTACGAAGAATACAATCAACAACCACATCGTCACCCACTGGATGCTTACCTGTGTTTGGGCGGTCTGCGAATGATGTTATGAAGCATTTACTACGACAGCAATCATCATCGTTAAAGCCTCCTATATTTCCACTATTAATGATTCCTGACCTGCCGCTTGAGTCGGCCCATCCATCACCCGCAACCAACGGCGTGATCTTCTTAACGTATGAGATTGGTAGCATTTCATCTTTATTCATATTATTCCCCTGTGCGTATTGTGTTACGTCGTTAGTTGTCCAGTATTCGCGGGTTTCGTTGTGTGAGCGGGATAGCTCGATAATGCTTTCGCAACTGAGTAGATATTTATTACTATAGCTGGACATCATCCAGCTAAACCCAGGATTGCCCCCTACATATAACCATTGAGGATTATTCCCTGTGATTATTTTTTTAAATTCCCCACCAATAAAGTGCGTCGCGTCTTTCGTATTCTCGTAAGTAAAATTGTTCATTTGTCATTCCTGTTTCATTATTTTAATATGAGACAAGAGCCCAGCCACTACCGATGGATTATCGCACTTAGCTATCTCTCGCTTTAAAAAATTACACTTCATTTTTACGTACTCAGATCTAGCTTGCTTTGCCGTGGAAAAGTCGCCAATATACAATGACTTTCCGCAATCCCTTATTACCGCTCGATACTTACCAAGCTCGACTATAAATCTAAACCCCTTATATCTACTTTCTGCGCCAATAGCGCCAACCAATAGGCCGTTAAGTCTCTTACTGACAAAGCAGCAGCTTTCTGGCGAGTAAATTTTATTGCCAGGTTTAATTATATCCTTGTCAAGCTCCAAACCTTCCCACCTTTCCATCTTCATCCATGACCTGAAGTTACTAAACATTAGCCACTCATCGCACACCGAGCACCCTTTGTATGCCTCTCTTATTCCCCCTCCGTCATCGTAATAGCACCTCGCAATCATACTGAGCCATCTTGAATAGTACGGGCATCTTGTTTTTACCCCCTTAACCTTCAGTACCACCCTGTACCATGCATCATTAGTGGCCACTCCGAATATCAACTTCCTTCTAGATATTGACTGCTCACTTGCCTTTATCTCTATATGCATTTACCGGTTCCCAACTTAAATTTACATTTAAATTAATAATACAGAAAGGGACTACTCATGTAAACAATTAATGTAAATGTCATTTGTTATTCCTCTTTGCTGCTTGAATAGATTTAGTTAAGCCCTAGAATTCCAAGCTTTAGCCATAACCTGCTTTAGTTCGTCCATTGTTCCAGCGTTCTTAGTTTCATCGCTATTAACATCAAGTTGAGCGCCACAACCATTACAGCTTATTTGATGGCACTCATGGGCCTCATCTTCAGGGGTCTCGCCGCACCAATTTACTTCGCTTCCGCAAAACGGACAGTTTTTTAATTCAATCATAATTTAACCTTTAATTTTGTTTGTGGATCAGTAAGCCATTTCCCCCTAACTGATACCTACACAGCTAGTTAACTAAAGGACTTAACCATTACTGGCAAAGCGTGTATCTAGTTAAATATGGACCAAATAACAATCCATAGGTACTAATTGATCCCCTAACCCGATTACTCGGTCGTTATAAATAACGCTGACACTCATAGAGTTTCATGATGGGGCCAAGTTGACATGGCGGGTCAGTGCTTGGACTTTGTGTTAATTGCATTTTTATTCTGCATGAATAATCACGTTTTGTTGATGAAGTGTGTAGCTAGGATAAATCTTGACGTAAAACTGAGGCAATAAAAAAGGCTTAGTCTAGTAACTGGTGGAATGGGTAAGTGACATTTACCCCAGCTACTAACTAAACCTTATCTAGTGTCTTTTGGATTCCACGCCAATCAACAAAACCATTGTACCACACCAACTAATTAGTTGTCTTTACTTTCTCCGCGGGCTTCGGCTAGTAGCGATCTAATTCCTGATACATCAAAGTCCGCTCGATCTAAAATCTCCACCCATCCTAGCAGCTCTCGATACATCTTAGGCGCTGCGGCGATTAGGTGGGCGTTGGCCAACTCCTCGTCGGTCGGGTCGTTTTGATACTCATTGTGCTCATCCCAAACCCAGCTGCAATCAACCTCACAAATTCCGGTCTCGTTGTGCTTGTCATGCTTGACCGTTACATTAAGCATTGTCGAGTAATTATCGTCAACAACCCACTCGCCCTGCGTAAATTTCTCTGTCATCGTTATTTCCTTATTTGAACCGGCCGATTAAAGCCGGTGGGGTTTTATTTAAATCAATCGAGATTCTAATTGCGAAATCAAGTCATGAATATTCGATAGTTTGTCGCTAGCCATCCCAGGCAATCTATCTATGACCTGAATCAAGTTGTTAGGATCTTTGCAGGATTCTTTTTCTTTATTGTCGCTGACTACCATATCGCCATAAACACCAAGTCTTTCGTTTAAGTTGTCTAATCGATTAAGAACATCATTAATCTGATGGTAAACAGACATTAGTGATACATACTTTTCTTCAGGGCATGGCGCTGCTTGTCCGCATGCGCTTTCCGTTGATTTATTCATGTTGCTTTCCTCTTGTTATGTTTTATCGACTAATTCGTCAATGAGTTTATTTAATTTATCTGGATTTTTAATTATCCAATTGCGATAAGTTCTAAGGCTAATGCCAAGGGCTTTAACTCCTTCGGCTAGCGTGTAGCCCTTAACTGTTAATTTTGCTGTTTCTTTGCATGGCTGACTCACTAAGTAACCTCCCTTATTTGCACCTTGCAATGAAAGTATTACACTCGACGATGCAAATATCAAGGGGTTTATTGAATTTTTGGCAAATAAAAAGCACCCTCTCGGATGCTGATTACTCACATTAAATCACCTTCACAGATATATTAATGCGCCTGGTGTTGCCAAATACCTAGATGGTCCCACCTCCTCAGTTGAAGATGATTGGGTAGCGTGCCCGTGCCGTCTATTCTTTTATACGCCTGTGAATCCGTTATTAATATCCATGTAGCCGTCATTGTTTTTATAAAGCCTAGTGCTAAGCCGGCCATCTTTAATTCTTTTTAATTCAGCTTTTCCTAGCTGGTTGCCAATGTCAGGATTAGCAATCCAACGTAATATCTTTTTAATTGCTGTGGTTACTTTCATTCTTTTTCAGCCTTCTTTTTCATTAGTTCCATTTCGAGTTGTGTTTTCGCCATATCAACTTTGTCTTTTTTGATTCCCGAGCGCAATCTAAAGAACCACATTATTGACACCGCTGTCGATGCTAACAACGCTGTCTCTGGCATACCCCAGGAGTCAGCTAAACCAATAATGCCAGCCTTAATACTTGCCACCACACCAACAGAAGCGCCAACAGACGCAATCCCTAATTTATGGCCCACCGCGTTTATTGCTTCGGCCACTGGTTCGCTTGCTGCGTCTAGCATTCTTTCGATCTTCAAAATGCACCGCCCTTAGAATTACGCCACCGGCTATAATCAAAACTAAAGCGAAAGCTGCGAGCGAAAACAGGCCAACATAAACCATCGATTTTATCCATTAACCGATCACTCAATACCGACACGATCATTATAAGAATCGAGGCAGAAAAGCCAAAAGCCCCGTAGTAATTAACCACCAGTTCAAGAATTGGGAAGTTTTCATTAATTAAATGGTACTGGTAAGCATATATTACTACGAATGAAATTGATGTGGCAATGATTGAGAGCATGAGTATGGAACAAATCCACCTTACTTTCTGGTTACTTATGTCGCTTAGGTAGAATGCAACCATGAATATAAAATCAACCAGCGCTAGGCTTACGAGACATTGCCAAGTCGGGTCTTTGTACGACTCCCAGACTAATAGGCTAAACAACCAACTTAATGCAGCCATAGCAAATGGTTTAATCATGCGAATCTCCCTAGCTTGTCGTGATCTCGACCGTTCTTGTCCACACTTGGCGCTCTGGGTGGCAATCTCATTCTTGCGCCGCCATTACCAGCAGCAATTTTTACAGGCTTGGGCTTCGGCTTTGGCGCGCTTGGTGGTTTAGGTTTCGGCCGTGGTTTGGGCCTTGGCTTTACGGCCGGTTTAGGTTTCTTAGCCATTAAGAGCTCAATTGATTTATTAATTGTATATGATAGCACATAACGTCAAGGCCACACAAAAAGCAAGAACCACCAGCACAGCCATGTTTGATTTATGACAATATGGTTCTTGTTTTGGTGGTCTGTGTAGCATGTTATTTACCCTGCCTGGTGTTAGCGTAGTTCACGCCAAAACTCGCGCTTACTATCACACCGAAAAGAGTAGTAATGGGCACAAACAGCTCTGTTACTTTTTTAGTTGCTACCGCTATATTTTCTGCATCACCTAAACCAAAGCTTTCGCAGATTAGCAATAATAAAGCAACTACTATATACAACGTGTATAAGTCAGTGACTCTGTTTGACAAATCTCGACGCATTAGACCGTTGGGATCAAGCGCCTTAACCATGAGCACTTTAGCTTCAGCACTCTCCATATCGGTCTCAATCCATTCAGATGCAATATTCTCAATTGACTTAACAACTCCACCGGAGAATAAACTAGTAAGCCAGCTCACGAGAAAATCCCCAGGTCCATTTGAACGCTCAAATCAAGTGCGCGGTTTGGAACCTGCTTTGCCCATCGGCTATCCATCATTTCAATTGCCGCATATGAATATTCACCATTTCCGATCGCGGCCAAAGTTTTCTTGAATTTCATTAAGCCATTAATGCCAATATTGAAAGCCATATTAATCAGCACAGCCTGGCGAACATGATCGAGTGCGTTCCAAAACTCGAGCTTATCATTTAATTGGCTTTCGATTTCTCCCAGGTCATGAGCCAAAAGAAGTTCAGCTTCATATTTTGTGATGCCGCGATCCTCAAGATTTCGACCATAGCCAATGGTTAACTTTCCAGCGGTGCATTTATAAGGCTTTAAGCGTAAACCTTCATGATATTTTATTTGCTCGATTAATTTACTCATTATCCTCTCCAAATTTGTTTATTAAACAGATTGAAAGCGCAACGCATGTAACTGCGAATATAAATAATACAGACAACGATACGGTCGTTAAGGTAAGCGCGCGTATCACTATGTCGGAGTTAAGCATAATCTTTTGCCGGTTCTGGCTTGTCTTGAGTGTAATGAATAGCCTTTGTGCCTGTCACTATAGCGTGGGCGTCAACCAAGGCATTTAACCGGATAAGGCTATATTTTGACACCATGTAATAACGGGACTCTTCTTCCTCGGCTATTAGTTCAGCTAATTTTACAACGGCCATTCTTACATTATTTAGTTGATCATTTATCATGTTAGTTCCTTCGTTGTTTTACTACCGACAAACCCGCAATTAAGCGGGGGCGGAGATTAATCTCTAAGGGCTTTCCCCCTGCGTTTGCATAGCGTTATCCTCTGGTTGTTTGATATTTCATATCTTGGCACCCACAAAGCCCGAATTAACGGGCTGGTTTAAGTAGTGAAGCCTACCTAATTAACTATTTCATAATTAGGTTTTATCAATGGTTATCAACATGGTGGCAATGCTGGTACCGCTTTCTCTAAATGTTCCCTCGGGTATTGACTCAATCACCGCATCCAAGTCATTAAGCCAGCTACGGAATGCAATCTGCTTTTTCTGAGACCCTTTGACCCAGGACTGACTGGACAATGTAACAATGCGGCCACCGGAATTGTAAGGTGTACATATGCATG